ACTTAACTTGAAAGTAAATACTACTGGTGCCGACTATACGGATAGGTCAGTTCAAAAAGAATATGAACGGATAGACTTCTACGGTTATCTTGTTCATATCGTCCAAAGGCTGATGAACCCCAAAGCCGGAGGAAAACGGAAAGGCATTTTGGTATTTACCCGCTTCTTGAAAGAAGCGGAACGGCTTACATGGTCTATACCCGAAATCGCAATTGTTTCGGGTGATACTCCTAAGAAAGAACGCGAACATATTCTTGAAGCGTTCAAAGCTGGTGAAATTCCGGTAGTGGCGAATGTGGGTGTACTTACGACCGGCTTTGACTATCCTGAACTTGATACGGTCGTTATGGCACGTCCTACAATGTCTTTAGCTATGTGGTATCAGATAGTCGGTCGGGCTATCCGTCCGCATCCCTCTAAGGAATGTGGGTGGATTGTTGACCTCTGTGGAAATATCAAGCGTTTCGGGGAGGTGTCAGACTTGCGATTGCACGACAGTGGCAACGGTAAATGGGCTGTATTTTCTAACGGAAGGCAATTAACTAACGTGAGATTTTAAGATATGAGTTTTAAACCTAAATAATATGGCTGGCAGACCTACAAAACAGGGAATAGATTACTTTCCTTTGGATGTAGGTTTCTTTTCGGACGTGAAGGTCAGGAAAATCGCAAGGGCTTGTGGCCCACAATCGACTTCCATACTTATTTGCCTGCTGTGTAATATCTACAAGGATGAAGGGTATTACATTTTGTGGGACGAAGATTTGCCTTTTGTTATTGCTGACACTGTTGGGGTTTCCGAGGGCGCAGTAAAAGAAGTATTGACTAAGGCCGTACAGGTTGGATTCTTTGACGCGGAAATGTTCTCCGTGCATAGAGTGCTGACATCGGCCGGAATACAAAGGCGATTTTTACTTGCCACATATCAAAGAAAAGAAACTGAAATTATCCCTGAATATATGATTAATTGCACAAATAATCCGATTAATCATGCAAATAATTCAATTAATACTGTTGATAATAGACAAAGTAAAGTAAAAGTAAAAAGAAAGAAAACTAAAGAAACCTCTACTAGCGTAGAGGCAAAGAAAGTCGAGCAAGCGAAGAAACTTGCCGCGGCTAAAGCCGCTACACTCAAACGAAGAGATGCTTTCTATCAGTCTTTAGTTCCGTATGTCGAAAGATACGGGAAAGAGATGATACGTGCTTTCTTCGACTATTGGTCTGAACTGAATAAGTCAGAAACTAAAATGAAATTTGAAACTAATCAAACATGGGAGGTTGCTAAACGACTTGCCACGTGGGCTAACAGGGAAAAATTTAATGGAAAATCAAGTAATTCAATACAATCCACAGGAACTTATACCACCGGAAGAGTTGCCCAAGACAAGGCAGCAAGCCGTCAATCTCTTGAAGACCTCGCCGATGCTATATTGGGACAGCATTAGGCCGAGAACAGTTCTTGATGTATTCAATGCTCCACAGGTTTCGATAACAGATATATCAAAAGAATTTGGAGAAATAAAATTGCAAGCCTTGATGGTGAAATGGATGAATAGCTTTCTTCGGTTTTATTCAGTGAATGGGGCGATGGACGCAATACAGGTTGCTGATACTATAAATCTAATCATTGAAACTTATCCACACTACACACAAGATGATTTTAAATTATTTTTCAATATGGCTAAAAAAGGAATGTTTGGGCAAATATTCGGCCGTATGGATGGAGAGGTTATTATGAATTGGCTAACAAAATATGATATTCACCGTGATACTGTTGGTTCTGCAGAAAGTATTAAGGAGGCTGATAAATTTAAACCTTTATCTCAAGCACAAGTTAACAGTGGGATCTATTATTCCGAATACCTTGAGATCAAGCGGCGTGCTGATGCCGGAGATAAAGAAGCCAAGAAAATGTTGATGCCACCATGAGAATAACCGTTTACTGGGTAACAAGAAATCCGGATGTTATCGTAAGAATCCGGAAAAAGTTCAATATCCCAAGTTATACTTCCGTGAACTACGAAACAGAATGTGAAATCAAGGATGAAGACTTTTCACTGTTAGAAGAAACAGAACGAAGGGGATTTATTCAAATTAGAAATAAGAATACACGATTATGCAAGGAACAGACAAACTGAATACGATAACCAACATCGTATTTGTCCTCACGGACGTTTTAGAAACCAACCTTCTAGAAATGCAGCAGCAATATAAGAAAGAAGGCTTTGAATTGCGGCACGATTCAAAAAGAAACTTCAACACAGCCATAGCCGCAATAAAGAGATTGAAAAGTGATGTGAATCATTGCAGCGAATCCACTCAGGAAAACTTCGGCAATGATTCTGACATGGTGAACTC